ATTTTCTACTTCAGAAGTTAGTGGAACCGATAAGGATTATACATTTAATCCTTGGTTAGGACAAATTGAACTTACAAATCCTTTAGATTCGAACCAATTAGTTACATCGGGATCTCAATATACCAGAGCTAAAGTAAGAGCTGGAAGTTCTGAATTTTATTCAATTTCATCTGGACAAGTTATCGTTTTAACTATTGATGGCGGATCTTCCCAAACTATTACATTTACTTCAACTGGAATATATAGTGCTGAACAAGCCGCCGCCTTAATTAATAATCAATTAATTGGTGGAATTGCTTATTCTAGAGAAAGTGGATCAACTAATTATCTTGAAATTTCAACTAATTCTTATGAAGAATCAATTGGAAGTATTCAAATTGATACAGGATTAACAACAGCATCTTCTTTAAATCTTCCAGGGGGATTAAAAGAAAATCAAAGACCGCATAGAGCATATAGAACAAGTTCAATTGCAGGTCCTTGGGATTTTGTACAAAATGATAATCTTATTGTCGTTTTAGATAATTCTCCTGCAACTAAGACATTTAATGTAATCATGGATTATGATGGAACTATTACAAGTGGATCTTCTACAACTGTTTTTACAAATTCTTCATTTAATACAGTTTTTACTGAAGATGATATTTTAAATGATTTCTATATATTTTTCAAAACTGGTAATAATACAACAACAGGTGCAGTAATTGATATTAATGATGAGGGTGGAAATATATTCAGATATAGCTTTGATAATTTACCTGCCAATTTAGCAAATTTTGCTATTGGTGATAATGTTGAATTTATAGGATTTGCTAATGAAGAAAATAATGGTAATTTTCTTATTACAAATGTTAATACAGCAGGAAATGGATATATTGAAGTAACTAATGCTAATGGAATTGATAATTCATCCGCATCTGGAAATGCAACATTAGGTCAACGTAGACAAATTATGGCTTATAATGGAACATCTGGTCAAATTACTGTAGGAAGTGCATTTACTAATACTCCAAGTGCAAGTGAAGAATTTTCAATTTTACCAAGTACTTTAGCAAATCTTGTTAATTACATGAAAAATACAAAAATAACTACATTACCTAGATTTGCTTATATTGAAGAAGCTGAAAATGATTCTAAACTTCAAATATCATCAAAATTAAATGGTTCTGATGGATATGTCCAAGTAACAGGTGGAACAGCCAATTTAAAACTTGGTTTTAGTACAACTCAATTTCAAGGATTACAAGGTTATAATTATTATATTGGTCTAATTAAATTAGTTCATAGAATTCTTTATGGAGACGATCAAAATACAGTTTCTTTTCCCGGAATATTAGCGGCAGGTGTTACAGCTCAAATTTTAGCGCCTACAGTTAAAGAAGTTGAAATTAATGTCAATCTCACTCTTTCTGAAGGTTCTTCTTTATCCAATGTCGATCAAGAAGTTCGATCAGCAATTACAGGTTATATCAATAATTTAGGTGTCGGTGAAGATGTTATCGTTGCTGAATTTTGCGATAGAATTATTGGTATTACAAATGTAAATGATGTTCAAGTTATATTACCTGCTTCAAATATAACAATTGATGATAATGAAATTGCAAGAACAAGAACTAGTTTAATTACAATAGGTTAAGAATGTCAAAAATAGATCGTTACATTAAAAATGCTCCAAATATTTTTCCTTCTCAAGTGAATTCGATTGTTCATGCTCTTTTTGAAGCATGGGCCGCAGGTGATAATCAAATACAGATTGATATTGAAAATACTAAAGAACAAATATTCGTTAAAAATGCTGATGGAGAATTTTTGGATCGCTTAGCTTCAAGTGTAGGAGTTTCTAGACCTTCTGAAATTGGACTATTAGATGAAGATTTTCAACAACTTATTCCAAATTTATCTTTAAAAGCTAAACAAGTACGTCAAATCTTTTATGACACAATGGATGTATTTTGGGGTCCTTTATTTTCAAGAGCCAATATTACGGCTTCTAATTTTGAACCTTTTAATATAAGTGCTGGAGATCGTTTTGTTATTTTAGTGGATGGAACTCTTACTCAAGAAACAGTTGCTTTATCGGGAGATATTGCAATTCCCGGTTCTGCAACTTCTGAAGAAATAACTGCAATTTTAAACCGTCTTCCTAATATTACAGCATCTGTAATTGAAGATCAGATTTCAAATACAAAAACAGTAAATATTCGAACCAATACAGCCGGTCCAAGAGGTTCATTAAATATTGATGAATCATTATCTACAATGGTTAGTGCTTCAAAAATTGATTTTAATATAAATGAAGTGATAATCACAGATTTCAATCAAAGAACTGTAGTTTATGAAATTAGACATAGGGAATTAATTATTGAGATTCCAGCTGTTGTACCAACCTTAAGAAGAACTTTAAAAGGTTCTCATCATTTTCATGCTGATTCTACATTGGAATCTGCTGTGGCTCCAAATAATGGAATTTGGCAAGGATCATTTTTATTCAGTCCAAGCGGAAGTGCATTTACTGTTACTTCCAATTCGACTTCACTTCAAGAAATCATTCAAAAATCTGATGTATTAGTTAAAATAACTGTGGATGATGCTTCTAATATTCCAAATGAACCTGGATATTTAATTTTTGGTTTTGGAAAGTCTGATGAAGAATTTCCAGTTCCTTATATAAGTAGACCTAATAATAATACAATTTTATTAGATCCATCTTATATATTTAATACTTCTCATGCAATTAATACTAAAATTAATTATATAAATGATAGAATGGCATTTGAACCAAATGCAAATGGAAGTGATTTACCGATTTATTTAACTTCACCAGTAGATGCAAGACGAATTGTTCAAGATTTACTTAAAAAATTAAAAGCAGCTGGTATTGTAATTGTATTTAAAGTTTTGTTACCTGAATATAAATATCTTTGTCATAATCCTTTTGAAATCAGTTCATAGTAAGAATGATAGAATAAGAATAGAAGAGACAGGAGATTAGAATGGCTATTTTGTCAAAAGTTAAAATGAATCCGCAGCAACGGCTTGATTTGGAAGATTGGAATGCTGCTTTTGGTGCAATTGAAACAGATTGGAAATTTTGGACCAAACAGTTTTTATCAGCTTCTCAATATATCTTAAAAGGATTTCAAATTTCAGGATTAGGCGCGCCTTCTCCTGTTTCAGTTTCATTAACAAATGCGACATTAATAAATGCCAATAATTCTAATTGTTTTTCATTCTTTGTTGCTCAAGATGGTGCATCTCCTTTAAGTGTTACTTTACAACCAAATCAAAGAAATTATCTTGAATTAGTTCTTAGTACTACCGATGATACTCCTCTTACCAGAGCTTTTTGGGACCCTACTGGAAATAGCGGAGATGGAATTGAATTTACTCAAACTGTTGATACTATTACAGATTTAAATATTTCAATTGAAGTAAATACTTCCGCATTTACGGGTTCAGCAGATAGAATTCCTTTAGCAATTATTGATACTGATGGATCAAATAATGTAGTTTTAATTCTAGATAAAAGACCAATGTTCTTTAGATTGGGTCAACCTGGAAATGTTGAAAATGACTTTAATTGGAATAGCCAAACTGAACCTTCTGTTGAATTATCATTATCGAGTGTTAGTGGAACGTTTCAAGCTGGTGAAACGTTAAATTTTACAAGTGGAGCATCTGCTATATTATTAAGTGGGACTTCCAGTCCTTTACAAACCATTAAATTTTCATCGGATTCATTTGTTATTGGTGATACGGTCACAGGTGCTAATTCAGGGGCGTCTGGAACGCTTTCATTAGCCTCAGAATCGTTTTCTGGTGCAGACAAAGACATTAGTAACTTTAAAGATATATTAGACGCTATAATGACTGAAATTAAGCGTTTAAAGGGCACTGATTTTTGGTTTGAAGATGCTTCTCAGTCCATGATTGGCTTATATGACCAATTGAATTCAATTTTAGTTCAAAATACAAGTAATGCCCGTTTTGAATGGAGTGGAACTGCTTTAAGTATTACTGACGATAATGGATCTCCTAATGATTCAGATGTAGTTGGATTATTAAGTATTTTAGGTTATTCTGGAACATTATCTCTTACTAGAGAAGATGGAACTGGTAGTTCTAGTTCGATTTCATTATCTGATGGAGAAGTAGTTTATATTGAATTACCTAATTCTGGAAATAGAATTTACTCAGGAGTAGGCTCTTTATCTACAAATTATAAAGTTATTGCTAAAGATTCATTTATATCAACTGATAGTAATTATTGGCTTGCTTATAGAAGTGGAGCTAAATTATATCTTCGTGGTTTAAAAGAATTAGAACCGGGTGAAAATCATCAAATTGGAGATGAAATCTCGACTGAGCTTTTAGATGCTCTTGGATTACCTGAAAATGATTCAACTCCAAACTATACTTCAGATATTCGTGGTGCTGCGGGAGAAAGTTTTTTAAATAGAATAAGTACTTTAACTTTAAATCAAGGCGATGAACAAGAAGATCGATCAGGATTTTTAAGATCAAATGATCCTATTATTTGGGATGGAAATGATTTAAGTTTTATTTCTAACATTGAATTAAGAATTCCTAATACAAAAACAGGAAGTTATGCAACTTATACGGTTTCAACTGCTCAAAGTCCCATATCTTTAACAAATGGAGAAATGGCTTATGTAGAATTAGATAGAACGTCACCAGGCGCTTTATCAGTATCTTTAGCTACTTCATTGCCTGCTCAAACTCAATCTAATAAAGATATTATTGTTTTATTTCAAAGAATTGATGCACCTGCTGGAAATTTCTTACATATTCCTTTTCATAAACAAGTTTTAAGACAAGGACAATCGGTATTCTTAGGTGCTTCAGGTTCAGGTGAAGGTGTTAGTAAAGTTGATTTACATGATCCTCTCTCAACGACTCTTCCAACAGGGACAAGTGCAACAATTGACAATATTTCAATTATAGATGGAGATTTAGTTCTTTTCTCTAATTTGAGTTCTGGAAATAATAGAATTTATAAAGCATCTGGAGTAGGATCTTCAATTGTTTGGACTGCTCAATTTTCTTTTGTAAATGGCTTAGATCCTGAAGCAGGCGATTTAGTTATAGTTCAACGAGGTGACTCATTTGCAATTCAAGTAGGTAAATTTACTGGGACTAATTGGGAATTTAATAAAACTACTCGATATTTCGATGGAGCAAATTATGTAGAATTTGAATCCATCAAAACAGTTACTTTGACAGATGCAACTGTTGACCAAATTGTATTTTCAACTAATGCAATAAATTCAGATAATTGGATGATATTCTGCTCTATTTCACGAGGGACTGATAAAGAAGTTAAAACACTTCATTTAACTCATGATGGAATAAATGCAAGTGTATCTGAAAGTGGTACGACTATTACTAACACAGGCGTTGATTTTAGTGCCGATATTAATGCCGGAAATTTAAGACTTCTTTCTACTACAACAAATACTGGAAATAATGCAACTCTTAAATTTTTCTATTTTAGATGGAATGATGCTAATGGCGGTTCAGGTGGCGTTCCTAATTATTCAGGTGCAGCATCTACTACAATTACTGCAGCTGGAAGTACAGGCGATGTTCAATATAAAGATTCAGGTGGTGGATTAGCTGCTAGTTCAGATTTTAAATTTGACAATGCATTAGGTTCAATTATTTTAGGATTGACTGAAATTGTTAAATCACAAACGCCTATTACTATTTTAGATAATCAAATAAGTGCAACTCTATATTCTTATAATGCATCAACATACAGTTATGCTATTATTGAGTATGGTCTTGAACGAGACGGTGCTTATAGAACTGGCCGAATGATGTTGGCTAATGATGGTACAAATGTTGGATTCAGTGACGATGGAACGCCAGATATTGGTTCTGGAGTAGGAGTAACATTTGATGCAATTATTTCAGGGGCGAATGTTTTAATTAGATATTCGACCGATTTAAGAAGTATAAATGGAACATTTAATATTTTACAAATACGACGATCATAAGGAGAAAAAATATGGCAAATAAAGGTACAATGAAAATTAATGGCGCATTACAATTAGGACGTCTATCAGCAGATCCATCAAGCCCTTTAGCCGGTTTAATTTATTACAATCAAACTGCTGGAGAATTCCGACTTTATAATGGTTCTGGTTTTGTTCAAGCTGTTGACTTTTCACAATTAGGTAATACAACTAATTCAGCTAATGGTGCTTCAAGTGTAGGAACTGATTCTACATTTTCTTGGGTAAATATTTCACCAGCTTCTAATAATGTTGAATCTGTATTAGAATCAATTGATTCTGCTTTATCTAATGCAGGTGCAACTAGTTTTGATGAAGCTAATTTTGAAATTTTTAAAACAGGAGCTTCTGCAAATAAACTTACTTTTGATTTAAGTGCTTTATCTGCAGCTAGAGCAATAACAATGCCTAATACGGCAATTAATCTTGGTGATATTGCGACTAATGCAAGTGGCGTTTCAACTAATGCAAGTAGCATTTCAACTAATTCTGGGAATATTTCAACTAATTCTACAAGTATTGGACATTTGGTTACTCTTTCTGGAGTTGCTTCTAATTCTGATGATCTTGGAACTTTTACAGGAACCACAATTACTGATAATGATACAGTCAAACAAGCTCTTCAAGAATTAGAAACGGCAGTTGAAGGAACTGCAGCATCTGCTGATGTTAGTGATTTAATCACTTTATCGGGTGTTGCTGCTAATTCTACGAATTTAGGTATTTTTACAGGGAGTACAATTGCAGATAATTCAACAGTTAAAGTTGCATTGCAATCGCTTGAAACTGAAGTTGAATTGAAATCAAATACTGCTGATTTATCAAGTACTTCAAATGCAAAAGGTGCAAGTTTAATTGGAATTGAAGATTCTGGTGCACTCTTTACAGCAACTGATACGGAAGCCGCTTTAGCAGAAGTTAAAGGTGTTGCAGATGCAGCTATTCCTTCTTCTGAAAAAGGCTCAAATAGTGGGGTTGCTACTCTAGATACAGGTGGAAAAGTACCGGCATCTCAACTTCCAAATTCAATAATGGATTACCTTGGAACTTGGACAGCTTCAACCAATACACCTTCTCTTGCAGATGGTACAGGAAGTGCTGGAGATGTATATGTATCAAGTGATTCAGGAAGTGTTAATTTCGGTTCTGGAAGTATTAGTTTTGCTGCAGGTGACTGGGTTATTTATAGTGGAAGTGTTTGGCAAAAATCAGTTAATTCTAATGCTGTAGCTTCTGTTAATGGATTAACCGGCGCTGTTGTATTAGATACTGGAGATTTTTCTGAAAATGGAAATCTATTCTTTACAGATGAAAGAGCCCAAGATGCTATTGGTTTAATGGCTACTGATAGTTCAAAGGTATCTTTAACTTATGTAGACGCTACACCTTCTTTAACAGCTGATATTGTTGCAGCATCTTTAGTAAATGCAGATATTTCAGCTTCAGCAGCAATTGCTTACTCTAAATTAGATCTAACAGGGAATATTTTAAATGCGGATATTTCAGCTTCAGCTGCTATCGCTTATTCTAAACTTGATCTTTCTAATAGTATTGTTAATACTGATATCAATTCTTCTGCAGCTATTGCGGGATCTAAAATCTCTCCTGATTTTGGTTCTCAAGATATTCAAACTAGTGGCTCTTTACTTTTAGGTACTGGGTCTAATGTTATAGAACGAAATTATCTACACAATGAAACTTTGACTGCAAGTTCTACTAGTCAAGCACTCGCTGCATTGACTTTTGACTCTCAAACTTATAAGACTGTAATTATTCACTATTCGATTGAAGATAGTTCTTCTAAAGATCGAAGAGGTGGAACTATGCTTATTAATTTAGATGAAGATAATGGAGTTAGTCCAACAGCTGAAGATCTAGTTGAATTTAGTGGTGAAACTGGTGATGTTGGAGTTACTTGGGATTTGAATCTAAGTGGCACAAGTATGCAAGTTCGATATACTACAACTGCAAATAATAAAACAATGAATGCCGAAGTAGTTAAAATACTCGCATAATTAAAATATATGGTAGTTCGGGGATCTATCTTGACAAAATCCCCGTTTTTTGTTATCTTATGGATGTTAGGAAGTAAGTATAATGCTAGAAGACTTTTTTATTCTAAAAAATAGTTTAACTTTCACTTTACCGTCTTCTAATTCAAATTCAGTTCTAAATGAATCATTTTATTATAATTTGACAATAAATAAGCTAATATAATGATAAAATAAGCTAACCTTCAATGAAAGTGACTTGTAAGGAGTAAAAATGAGTAAAAATTTTTTTACGATCAATAAAGGTTTAAGCCTTAAACCACAATTAAATGAACCTTCTTCGCCAATTCCTGGTGATAGTTATTATGATTCAGTAATTAAAAAGTTTCGTTTTTATCAAGATAATAAGTGGATCAATTTAGGTTCAGGTAATGTAGAACAAGCACTTTTATATCAATTATTAGCAGATAATGGAATGGAAGAAATTGCATTTGATTCATTTGATGGTGAATCGACAAGCATTGTTAAAAGTTCTTCTATTCTTAATTTAACTCAAAATGCAGCAGATGGACTTTATTCATTAAATGGCGGAGCATCAAAGAATCTATATTGGGATGGTTGGCGTTTACCTGATTCTGGTCAAGCTGGAACTGTTTATACAAATAATTTAACTAATTCTTCGACAGCTTCTATTACAAGTGGAGCTTTAAAATTAACAGATGCAACAGATGGACCTGCTAATTATTCTCTAGATTTATCCGCTTTATCTGATTTAAATTCAGGTGATTTATTCATTGAAACTGAAATGAAATTAGATACATTGACTGCTGGTACTACCAGATATAGTACTAAAACAGATTATAGTTTAGGTTTATTCTTTGAAGATGGATCTAATAGTATTCAATTAAGATTCTTTGAAGATGGAACTACAAGGCAAGTTGGATTTGTAGATGGCAATTCTTCAATCGTAAATGATACTAGAACTGGAAATTCAGCTGTGTATAATACGGATTGGAGTCAATATCAGACATATAAACTTTATAAACGAGCTGGATTAACAACTTTATATGTAAATAATGAATTGGCATTAGTTGTAAATACATCTGATTTTTCAAGCACTACAAATTATTCATTTAGTTGGGGCGGATTATCAAATTCAGATGCTAGTATAAGTTATTGGAAATACATAAAATTAAATGCATTTACTAATCTTTTAGAAACAAAAGTTCTCAACTATAGAGGAACTATTGCATTTGAAGGCGATGGAAATCCAACTTCAACTTCTTCAGTTTCAACAATTCAAGATTCATCTTCTGGATTATTTTTAGAAGACCTTTGGAATCAATGGAGTGCGACTGGTTCGGCAACAGTAACAACTCAAAATGCAGGCAAATTAAATGCAGCTTTAAGAATTGCCCAATCGGGAACTAATAATAAAACGTACAGTATCACTAATAGTGAATATGCTGGTCTTACTAATATGCTTTTAGAAGGATCTAGCGTTTCTGTACAAGCAAAAGTAACATTTAATACACTTAGTTTATCTAATGCAACAAATAATACAATAATTCAACCTATTTTAAGTTTAATTGGTTCAAATAAAACATTTCGAGTTCAATTTAAAAAAACAACTAATTCAAATTCAGGTGAATTACATTTAGGATATTTTTCTAGTTCTACTGAAGAAACAAATAAAGATAATAGTATTGGTACTGGTGAAGGCTATACTATTCAAGAAAAGGAATCTGTTGTCATTGAATTACGTCGGCAAGGGAATGATAATATTCAATTTTTAATCAATGGTGAAATTCAACAAGAAGCATCAATTGAAGATATTCCGGCAGATACAACTTCTACTCCATCTATTAAATGGGGTGGATTTGATAATCTGACTGCAGGAGATTCTTTTACTGCAGATTGGGAATTTGTTAGATTGTCTTTAAATCAAGATTTTCCATATCTTCCTAAAGCGCCTATTCGGGAATACATAGCATCTTTAAATTTAAAAGCTCATGATGCTTATATATCTTATTCATCTGATTCTATAAATTGGACTTCACCAAAAAAAGTTGATGCAGTTGGTATTGCTGAATTAACCTCATTGCCGATCAATTTATCAAGTGGATATCCGCAAGCTAGAATAATGATAAGTGCTGAAAGTGGCGCTCAAATTGAAAATGCTGCCATTATGTTTAATGCTTTATTTGGATCTAATGGCCTACCTTCTCAATTTATTAAAACATTTACTTCAACAGAATTACCTAGTGCACCTGAAGATGCTTTTATTACGCATAATTTAGGGGTCGCATCTGATGAAATTCATGTATTTGGTGGTGCTGATTATCTAGTTCCTACTTTAGATTGGGATTATGTAAATTCAAATAGTATAAAAATTTATAATGCTGTAGTTGGAGTGCCTTATACAATTCAAAGAGTCGGATTTAGTTTTGATCGAAGTCAAGATAATACTGACAAAATTAATACTTTAACTGAATATTCAGAACATGTTCTTTCTTCTAATGTAACAGCAATTGGAAGAATTTCTGAATTAGAATTTACTAATCTTGAAATAGGTGAAACTTATGAAATCAATCTTTTTACACTTTCAGATAATTCTTTATTATCAACTGCAGAAGGACAAGTAATTGTTAAACTTTTTGATGGTATTGGAGGAACTGAATTAGGAAGAGCACATTCAATTATTTCTAATTCTGGAAGTGGTTCTAAAGCATTAGGCATAAGTTCTGGACGTATTATACGTAAAATGGAAAATTCAACATTAGAAGTTAATGCCGTACAAATAGAGGCCAATTTAAGTATTTTTGGAAATGGAACTACATTGGGTACAAGAATAAATCTTAGAAAACTTCCAAATGCAAATAAAACAACAAAATGGGATTAAGGGGAATTTTAAATGGCTATAAAAAGAATTTCAAATAATAGAGCAACAAAAAGAAATCTGTCAACTGACAAAATTTCTTTTACAAATAAAATAACACAATCATTAGTTCCTACTATTGTTCAAAATGATGCCCTTACCGGTTTGACTAATAATACTCAAACAGATATTCCTAATACTTCAGTTACTTTATCTCCAGGTACTTATTTACTAGAAGTAAGTGGAGATTTGTCTGTTGTAGCGTCATCTGCTCCATCTAGTGCAAGTTGTTCAATTAGATGGAATGATTCAAGTAATACTCCGTTAGATTCTACTTCTTTAACTGTAGGAATGCCCCTTAAAGATTCTACTAATATGAGAAATCAATATAGAGAAGTTATATATTACACTACAGATTCTTTGATTTCTATAAAAGCTAGAGCCATTATTACAGTTACAGGTGGAAGTGTATCATCAAGAAATGTAAATAACGTAATAGGTGTAGTTACTAAATTAAGTTAAGGAAATTAAAATGACAATAACAAGAACAAGACTAAGACATTCAAGAAGTGTATATGCTAGATATTATATAACTTCAGCTCAAAATGTTGGAATTGGAAATATCATTAATTACAATGCAGTAGATGAAGATACTCACAATGCAGTAACAACTGGTAGTAATTGGACTTTTACAGCACCTGAAGATGGTGTTTATTCAATTTCTTGCAAAATGAGAACTAATTCAGCTTCAGTGGGTACTATTGGTGATATTGTAGGAATACTTTATAGAATTAATGGAGAATCTGCAAAAGAATTATGCATTGAATCTTCAGCAACTTTATCTTCTAAAATTAAAATGGCGGCAGGAACTGCATCTCGTAGAATGCTAAAAGGAGATACTTTAAACTTTTTAGGAAGTAATAATTCAGGGCAAACTCATGCTATTAACACAGGTGGAACTCAAAAAAATTGGGTTGAAATTACTAAAGTTGGACCATATTAATGAGAAATTTTCTTATGAATATTTTATTGTATTTACAAACTTGGGCTTCAGCTCAACCATCTGTAAATGGTATTAAATGGTGGTGGAATGTTGGTAAAGACAAAAAACAAGCCATATTAATGGCAATTAATCGTGCTCCAAATATAACCTATCCATTTGAAGAAATAGATCATACTAATGGAAAAAAACTTCGTTGGGAAGCTGCTTATAATGAAGCATCTTATAAAGCTGATAAGTTTTATGGTAATGAAAACTATGCATATTCGACTAAAGTATTTTGGTGGCGAGAATTTTGGCATTTTTTAGGTGGATTTGTTGTAACTTCTTTACCGTCTATTACTTTAAAAGTTGGTTTATCGATGGCTGGATTATCGACTGCATGGCTGTGGTTTATACCCGTTGCAGTTTTAGGCATATTTCTTTATAAAGAACTTCGATATGATGCACAAGAATTTGGTAAAATCATACCAAAGAACTTCATTGACGCCGGTAGTTGGGCGTTTGGTGCTTTACTTTGGACTTTAATGCTGTAAATAACGTTTAAAGGAGACGTTTTATGGTGAAATTTATAAAGACCATTTTGAACGCTCTATTTGGCTCCAGACGGCCGCAAATCAATAAGCCTATGACTATACCTGCATCACTCGCTAAAAAGCTCTGGGAATCGAAATCTGGACGTTTTAAGAAGATATTAAAAGAAGGTCCCATGAGAATCAATGAAAATGGCATTAAATTGATTAAAAAATTTGAAGGAATTAATTTAAATGCTTATCCAGACCCAGCAACTGGAGGTGCTCCTTGGACCATAGGTTATGGCCATACTGGCCCTGAAGTGGAAAAAGGCATGATTATAGATGAAAATAAGGCTTTAGAATTGTTATATGAAGATTTAGATAAGTTTGAAATTGGTGTAACACATCTTGTACAAGTTCCACTTACATCTAATCAATTTAGCGCATTAGTTAGTTTTTCCTATAATTTAGGTTTGAATAATCTTGAAAATTCTACATTATTAAAAAAGCTTAATTGTAAAGATTATGCGGGAGCTGCTCAAGAATTCAAAAAATGGGTGAATGCAAATGGAAAAAAATTATCAGGGCTAATAAAACGAAGAGCCGCCGAAGAAGAATTATTTAGTTTTTCTACTTAAGAAATTATAATACAGCCATTTCTCTAATAGCTCGAGAATCCGTATTATAAATAATAAAATAAAATCAAAATTATTTATAGTCTGTGTAAATTTTACTTTTCTTTTTCAATAATCGACTAGAACCATTCGCCTGAATATGATAATTTAATCGTTTTTTCATATCGATAATACGAGTCTCAAGTTCATTCAGAATAGGATCTGAACGTTTATTATTTTTTTCTTTGTTTTTTTCTTTGTTTTTTTCTTTTGTCATTTTTAGGTTCCTTTTTCTGTTCTTCTTCAGTTAAAAATTCATTTAAAATTTCCTCTAACATGTCAACTTGCTGTAATAAATTTCTCATTTTTTTTCGATCAAGTTCAGATTGTCGTTCAGAACTCATTAAGACGATAGAAGCTTGCGTGCCCGCGAAATAACTAAGCCAGAGATTCCATTTGATAAAATCAGGGCCATCAATATGCAGAATTCCAAGTAAATGGAGACCAATCCATATTCCCATACTAAGAGTATATAAAAATACAAATGTCCATGTTCCTACAAAAGATGATATCTTATCAGACACCTTGGCACTTAATTTATCCCATTTGCCCATTTATTAAGTATAGCATTTTCATATATAACTTTTTAATAGTAAAGTAAAATCAATTATTTATCCTATTTTCTTAATTTCTTTAAAAGAGCACTATATAGGCGTAAAGTATTATAAGCATCATCTGTTGCATCATGTTTATGACCTTCAAATTTAAGATTTAATTTCAGCATACTTTTAGCCAATCCACCTTTAAAAGATTTTCGTTGAGACAGTCTCTATGAAATAAATAAAGTTTTTACATCTATCCATCTACGACCAAAAATAAAAAATTCATCACTTGTAATACCTAATTCATCTCTTAATTCAATTGAATCGCTTCTACCCCAAGTAATTGGATTCATAAAAGGTTTCTCTATTTTAATAATTTCACAAAGCGTTTTATAAGCATCTTGAATACTTATACCTTCTTGTTTAATTATTTTATTTGTAATACCTGTAAGATTTGTGATAAATTCTGTAATTTCTTCTTGAGGATTTACATAAATTCGAATCTTTTTTGAGACATTAGCAGTATGAATATTTCCTATACATGCACCAATTTGAATAATTTTTCTACTTGGTTGATTCATTTCAAGATCAAAAGAAATAAAATTTTTATATTTCAATATCCCGTTTATTTCCAGTTAATTTTTTTCCAGTTCGTCTATCGAAATAAGTTGGTTGACCCATAAAATATTCAGCAGGTTTATCGTCAATATACCAGTCTGGTTTTGACATCACAACATCAACTACATCCTCAAGTTTTAAAATTTTTATAGCATATTTTGCCCATTCCCATCCCCCGGCGCTCCAAACAATAATAGTATGACCTCTGGCTTTAAATTCTTTTACAAATTTAATATTATATTCATTAGGTACTGCTCTTTGAATAATAGAACCACGAACACAAATATCAATTGCATCAGATTCTTCATCATCATCATAAGACCAAATAAGTAAAGTATCATCTACGTCTACAAATATAGATTTGGATGATTCAATAATAATCATTAATATTCTTTTATTTTTGTTTATTAGAACAATTTAAATACAATGCGGCAATTCCCAACCAAAAAGACCATGAACGTATATCCATTGTAGTTTTTTTATTTATTTTTGTTATTGATTTCATTTAAAACTTCTTTCTTCGCCCAATAAAAAGTGGCGACAATATTCCATCCAGCTAAAAATCCCATTAATAAAGATAAACCAGTTTTACCCAACATAATATTCATTCCAGCAGCACTTGAACATAAAACGACTAATATCATTGATAGATGTTTTTTAAAATTAGGTGTCATTTGGAAAAATCCTTTCTATACATTTCGTAAAGACTTTTTCTTAAACGACCTTGAGGTGTAATCCCTAAAGGTTCGATAATTTTCTCATATTTTCGAATAATTTCCCAAGCTTCTTCTTCAGTTTCAGGAAGACCTTCTATCACTTCTATTTCCATGAAATGATTGTATTTACCATTCGTATCTTTAACGCTGTAATATACTAGTGTTGCATCATCATAACGATAAATGTCACATGCCTTCCAAATGACAAAATTTTCTTTATATCCCAATCCTTCAGCAAAAGCTTTAACGGTTTCTGGATTACTTGGATCAACGCGTAAATTAACTTCAGTTCTTACAATATTATTATTTTCCTTATGTTTCTTCTTAAAAGTTAATTCAGCTCTTTTTGACTTGCTACTTTCAGATGCAGCTCGATATCGTAAAAACTCATTTAATTCTTTCTCGTAATAGGTATCTGTGGATTCAACATATATAAATTCCTTGGGATTCAAAGATTTAGCAAGATCTTTAAATATGAATCGATCTATATTATCTGCGTTAAATTTGACTTCAATTTCGAGAAATTCAATATCTTTCTTATTAACTTCTTCATTTTGTTTATTGACTTCAATTTGTTCTTGATGATCTAAATTTGAATCAATTTGAAGTTCATTTTTTATATTATCTATCATAAATCCTTTCGTCCAGCATATTTAATTTCACCGGCAAATTGATTTTGAAATATTCTTAGTCTTTCTTCTAAATGTTTTTCCATATATTTTGTTCTTTCAAATTGAAAATCATATACATAACTTTTATCTTTTCCTTCATGAAGTCTGACGCATCTTCCAATAGCTTGAACAATTTCAACTTCAGACTTTCCACCGGTTGCAAGTATTAAATGCTGAGTCGAATGAACATCAACACCTTCACCTATAACCTTAGTTCCGATTAAAATACGAATATCCTTATCATTGAACTTTTGTATAGCATAATCTATATCATTACTTTTGTCATCTCCAGAAATATAAGTATTTGAAATCTTTAATTTATTTAAGAATTTATGTATCAATTTTCCAGAACCTTCTTTCTGTTTTGTAAGTATAAGAATCTGTTGATTTTCAGGAATATTACGAACAATTTCAGCAATTTCTTTCAAGATTTTTTCTGATCCACAATAATTGTTTTTGTATTCTTGTTGATAATTTCCAGATTTCTTTCCTTTTAATTGATGAATAATAAATTCTACTTTTGTTATATATCCGTCTTCAATTGCTTTACTTGAAGGATAATAATAAAGAACATGACTTAAAAATCCATGCATATTCATGGTTTTAGAATCATTACGAAGAAATGTTCCAGTAAAACCATAGCGATAATAAACATGATCTATTTCAGACATTAAATCTTGATATGTCTTAGAACCTGAATGATGAATTTCATCAATCATTACCATATCTATATTCTGTGTTAATTTTTTGACTATATTATTTTTTTGTAAAGACGCTAATGATTGAATTGTAATTAATCTAATAGGAGCCAATTTTATGCCTTTTTTAATTTTTTCAGAACTCAATTTTTGAACTTTTGTTTTTCCAAATAATTTACTAAATACATTATAAGTTTGATTTAAAAGTGCTTTAGAAGGCAATACAATCATCACATTTACTCTTTTATCAAAAACAATATTTGCCATAATTAAGGTTTTACCTGATCCAACACAAGATTCGAATACGCCTCTTTCATGTTCTTTTGCTAATTTTCGCATATCTTCTTGATAATAACGTGGCATAAAAGGCTCAGATTTCCATTTAAAACGCACTTTTTGCTCAGGGATAGCCCGTAAGTCATCCACCTCGACTTTAAGCTCTTTAAAGCCATTTTTAAGCGTTTCTATGACATTGTAGAATAGACCTGTGGGAAAATATCCATCTTCATCCAATAAACAAACATTTTCAGCATCTTTAGCTTTATTTAATTTAATTTTCAAATGCTGATAATATTCATTTAAATTCATATGAAGCTGATTACAACGTTTAATAATCCAATTTGGAACAGTATTATTTTTCTTACAATAAGCGACATATTTCAATGTTTTGAGAATTAATTTCTTTTCAAATTCAGCTTCTTTATTGTGATAAGAAAGATTTTTAACTATTTCATCTAAAATATCATTAGAAAATCCAAGAAGTTGAATAAAAGAATTTCTTATAATAAATTTAGGTTTACCTGAATAATTAATTGTTTTTCTTCTCTTTTTTGAAGATTTTTTAATTTCATTTTGTCTAACAATCTTCTTTAATGCTGATGGAATTTTACTCATTTTTATATTCCTTATAAACATTAATAAAGTAATAAATTCCATAACTTATAGTTATAAGTTGGAATCCTAATGAAACTATAAATGAAATAAATGAAACATTATGGGTTCTAATATAATCAAAAAATGTAGTTAAAACAAAGCTACTTGCAATAAAAAAAAAGAATATAATTATTAATAATAATTTCATCGTTTCTTTCTTGGTTTAGGTTTCATTCTCTCTCGAACAAATTCATCAGTAATTTTAACTTTTTTAATTTCTCCACCTTTTTTTAAAAATTTATTTAAAGCTTTCTTAAAATGTTTTTTGTAGTCTTCTGTTGCTTTTGAATTAAATAAAATCATATTTCCTTAATTAAAGAATCTCATATATATGAAATAAAGTCAAAATATTATATTTATAATGCTTTAGACCATAAGAAGCCTTCTTTCTACGGGATATCATTATTATAATAATGTCTTCAGAAAGAAATTAATTAATCTATAACTCTCTTAAATCACATTATATGAATGCAGCGGGATAAACTACCAACACATTTAAGTGTATCCACGTCCAGAAAGAGAACTGACCGAACAGAACTAGTTAGACCTTAATCGTCCTATCACTTTCTGTGATTTAATTTTATTATATATGTGAAGCATATACTCACTGATCTTACTCGGCTTCAAGTCAGTTCTACGAAGATCAATCTTTCTATACTTATCTACTATCCTGGTTCTTTATCTGAGAGGAAACCTGACATTTGGATTACTAAAACCTCTCTGTAATATTATTTGACTATTTCATGAATTGTTTGTATAGTCAAGTAAAGAATGAAAAATAATTAGAAATTGATTGAAATAAGGAGATGATTATGGCACGACCGAAACAATCTTTGTTAGATAAAGCATGTAAACAATTCGGTAAAGAATATATTAGTGAGATTCAATCAATGGATTCTCATGAACTTGAACAATTAATTACTAAAGCAAGTCGAGAAACACTTGAAACTAAATCCGAACTACTTTCAAATGAAAATTATGTAAAAGTAGTTCAAGATAAGACATATTTTGAAAGTGGATTTAAAGAAATTAAAAAATTAAATAATTTGAAAATTAAATTAGCTCATTCTATTTTAAATGATCGAGGAGTAGCATGACACCAGAACAATATGTTATACGTTGTGATAATTTAGGCATTGTGCGGATGGTTGCTGAAAAAATGGTTAAACAATTGGAAAAACGCAGAATAAGTAAAACTAAAATGGATTTTGTCACAGACGATCTTCCCAATATAAGTAAAATTATGAATGATAGTCATTGCCGTCCAATGCATCAAAAAGCTTTTGAATTAAATATGGAGTTCATGCAAAAAATCAAAATAAAGTTAGTAATACTTTACAAAGACAACTATATTCTTTTTGGACTCGTGTTCTTAAATTAACAAAGGAATAAAATGCAACTTAGACCCAAAACAATTGCTGAAAAAGATAAAATTCTAGAAAAGCTTAGTGAAGGTATTGGAATTATTGCTAGTATTGTTAAAAGAACATTAGGTCCCGGTGGATTACCTATTCTTATTGAACGAGTCGGTCAAAATCTCGAAGGTGATCCAATTGAACCTATGATTACAAAAGACGGAGTTACAGTCGCATCTGAATGCGCTCATGAGGATGAACAAATTGATATAGCAATTCAAACTGTAAAAGCGATATGTAGAAAAACGAATCGTTTAGCTGGAGATGGAACTACAACTGCTATTGTATTAGGTGAAGCTATATTTAATACAACATTAGATTTAGTTAAAGCAGATTCTTCTTTAAATCCACAAATAGTTAAAGAAGCTGTTGAATCTTCTGTTCAAAATGTAATTAAAGAACTTGAAGAATTATCAATACCTATAGGAAATGATTTTGAAATAATTAAACAAGTTGCAACTATTTCAGCAAATGGAGCTAATGATATTGGAGAAGTTATTAAAGAAGCCTTTCAAGCTGTTGGTTCTGAAGGCGTTGTTACAATTGATGAAGGGTCAAGTATTGAAACAACAATTGAAATTGTTAAAGGATTTCAATTTAATAGAGGAGCTGAAGGAACTGATCGATTCTTTAATAATCAAGAAAAAACTAAATTTGATGCTGAAAATTGTTTAGTTGTAACATTCGATGGAAATATTACTCATCATGGACAATTACTTGGTTTATTTAAACAATTTGATGAACAACATAGAAAAATTGGCAAGAAATCACTTCCTCCTATTTTGATTATTGCAAATGAATTTAGTCAAGATACTTTGCAATTAATGTTATTAAATAAAGCAGAAGCTGGTTTGAATATTTGTCTTGTTCGTTCTCCAAATGTTACAACTGTAAGAACAGCAATACTTGATGATTTAGCAACTGTTTTAGGATCAACTAGATTGGGAAATGGAAATCATGATTTAGAATCAGCAATATTTAAAATTCTAGACGATGGTTCTATCGAAGGTGATGTAGGTATGGCCGATCGAGTAGTTATAGATCGTTATTCAACGACTATTTATGGCGGGTTGGCAGATGAAGAAACTATTATAGAAAGAATCGATCAATTAAAGGCATCAAGAAAACAAGCTTTTAGTGAATATGATCGTTCACAATTTAATGATCGGATTGCAAGTTTATCTCGAGGTATAGCTAAAATTGGTGTTGGCGGAAGAACTGAACTTGAAATTAAGGAAAAATATCATAGAATTGAAGATGCTTTGAATTCAGCTCGAGCTGCAATTGATGAAGGAATTATTCCTGGTGGAGGAATTACTCTTTATCGCTTGGCAGAAAAATTAAAAGATTCTGAAGATCTAGGAGATCAAATTTTATCAAAAGCTTTAAAATCTCCCTTCTTTCAAATTATTGAAAATATTGGAGTTAAACCTAATGATGAATTGGTTGAATATTTAGTTCAATTAAAAAATCATGAAATGACATATGATGCAAGAAATAAAAAAGTTGTAGAAGCATTAGAAGCCGGCATTGTAGACCCTGTAAAAGTTACTAGAACAGCATTAGAAAATGCAACATCTATTTCTGCATTATTATCCACTTGTGGTGGTGCAATAACTTATTTAAGGAAAAGTCATGAGTAGTAAATTTTTTACATATCCATTAATAAACATAAATGGAACTATTACTTATTTAATTGATTTTGAATTTCAAGCTCCAGATGGAAGTAGAGTCATTTTTTTAAATCATCCATTGGCTTCTAAAGTATTTTTAAAAGTTGAAGCTAAAAATTTCGATGAACTTCAAAGTATTCAAATCCAAACTCAAGGAAAAAGTGATACTCAAAAACAATTGGAATTTTGTAAAAAATATGAGAAATATCTTGGATATGAAGAAAATTTAAAACTTCTTTTATTATGTGAATCATTTGTGATAAATCGAAGTCTTGGAAATGAACAAAAAAAGAATATATCTGATTTATGTGGAACAATAGCCAAAATTCATTTGAATAATGATATTAAATTAGCTGTTAAAATTGTTAATGATAATTCTCCATTATTGGATGATTTTAATCGAAATTGGTATAACAATTTGAAATTATATTTTTCTTTTTCTAAAGAAATAGATAGTAGAGGAAAAAGGTCAACAATATTTAATATGTCTGGTTTTGTTTTAGCACAACTTTATAACGTATAATTGGACTTTTAAGCTTTTTTTCCTGTATAATATAGGAAGATGCTGAAAGGTGAGAAATGACTAAGAAGAATTCTTCAAAAAAATTCATAATAGACATATATTTAAAGTTTGTTAAAAAGAATGGTAGACATCCATCAACTTCTGAAATGTTGAAAATGGGAGTATCTAGAGACAAAATTCGCCATCATTATGGTTCAATTTCGGAACTTAAAGAACAAGCTAGAAATAATTATCCAAAAATATTTAATAAAATTATTGATGAAACTTTATTTGAACCACAAAAATTTACAAAAATTGAGAAAGATATAGATAATTATGATAGATTTGTTATTACAACAGCAGTAACGGGTTGTGAATTACATGAAAATTTTTATAAAGCTCTTAAAAATTATTGTAAGAGAAATAAAGCTCTTCTTCTTATTCTTCCTTGTTCTGATCCAGCGGCCAACGTTTCTTGGAATTTTGATACTCGTCTTAGTAATGAATATTTTGTTGGACATGATCTTACATTAAGTAAAAATATTCATATCAGAATGATTCAATTAAGTGCAAAACAAATTAAACCAACGACTGGGCTTCAAAGATTAAGTCAAAAAGATGGAGCATTTATTTATGCTTCACCAAAACAATTTCTTGAATATGTACCTATTTCAGGTGAAAAATTACCACATTCCATTATGACACCTGGAGCTATAACAAAATCAAATTATGATACAGATAAATATATGAGCAAAAGAACAGCTTATTTAGCAAATTTCGATCATATAGTAGGCGCAGTTGTTGTAGAAATTGATAAAGATGAAAGATATTATTTTCGACAAGTTCAAGCCGAGCCTAAGTCTGGGGCTTTTATTGATTTAGGAATTCGATATACTTCAAATGGAAAAATTCAAAAAGTACCTGCTGAAGCATTTATTCTTGGAGATTATCATTCCGGTGAACATGATGAAACGGCAAAAGCTACATGGAAAGAAGTAATTGATTATGTCGGCGTTAAGAATATCATTGGCCATGATGTTTATAATGGTCGTTCGGTTAATCATCATGATAAAGATAAGCGAATTACTAGAGCTAAAAAAGCTTTATCTGAACAAATTTCTTTAGAAAAAGAATTTGAATTAACTTGTAAAGAAGTTAATGAAATATGTTCTTGGATTCCTGGAAAATTTATTTGGGTCAAATCTAATCATGATGAAGTTTTAGATAGATATTTACAAGAGGCAAGATACTTAGACGATGATATTAATCTTAGATTAGCATCTCAACTTATAAGACCAATGATTGATGGATTAGATCCATTAAAATATGCTATGGAAAATTTAACTAAACTTTGCGAAGGTCCACATTTAAAAAAAGGTTTAAAAATTGAACAAATTAAAAATCCTAAAAAGATTATTTGGTTATGTAGAGATCATGATTATAAAATAGCAGGAGTTGAATGTGGAGCACATGGTGATAAAGGACCAAATGGAGCAGGAGCATCTATGACTGCTTTTGAAAAAGCTTATGGTTCATGTATAATTGGTCATGCTCATACACCTGGAATTTTACGTAATGTATACCGTGTAGGTACAACTAGTAAACTTAGATTAGATTATAATATTGGCGCATCTTCTTGGCTACATACAAGCTGTTTACTATATCCAAATGGTTCAAGACAACTTATCAATTCTATACGCGGCAAATGGAGAAAAAAATAATTTAAAATTTATTGACATGTTTCTTATATTAAGTTAACTTAAAAGAAAGGAGATACTTATGACTAGAAATAAAGACGATTATGTAGGTGTTCATGAAAGAGTTGCATTGGCTCGTGCTAAATATCAAGATAAATTAACTATTCGAACTCACTATCAAGTTCTTCCAACTGTTGAAGATCAAGATGGGGATGTCCGAACTGTGATTGTTACTGCAACAGTTAGTGTGACGAATAATGACGGCACTGTCACTACATTGGCAACAGGTACTGCAAATTGTGAAACTCTTGATGCTGGTGATAATAATCTTGAAAAGACAGAAACAAAAGCAGTTGGTCGAGCATTAGCATTTGCCGGATTTGCCGCTGATAAAGGAATTGCTTCAGCAGAAGAAATGGAAGATGTTAAAGAAGAAACTCGATATTCTCGAAGAACTGGCACACGTCGAGGAAGACTTAATCAAAAAGTTGAAAATACCACTGAAAATACCACTGAAGATACTACAAATGATTATGATGAATCTGAAGAAGAATCAGATACTGGATCAAAAATTCTATTAAGGAATAGCAAACGTAGGGCTAGTTTACAAGATGATTCAGATGAAAATGAAGAAGAAGTATTAGCTAATCCTCTCAGTAAATTTAAGTCATATAATAGATCTTAGGAGAATATAATGACACTTAAAAGAAATTCAAAAAAGAAAAAATCTTCAAAAAGTACAGGAGAAAGTACTTGGGTTACTATAGCAAGTATTCTTGAATCAAAAAAGGGAAATAATTATTTCAATGTAGAAGATTATTATGGCGATCTTTATTTTTTAGATAATGAAACTAAAAAGACATATAGAGTTAAATCCGCAGCATTAATGGAACCGTTAGACTCGGCCCCTGATTTTGTTAAACAAGTCATTCGATTAAATTTAGAGAGTGATGCTGTTGTTAAATGCGAAGATTAAGTTATTTTCTAGTCTCATTGAAGGCACCCTCCAGCCCTGAGCATGGCTTAAAAAGGCTCACTTTTCAAGGTGAAGAAAATGCGTTTTAAATTACTTAAACCTAAATGGGCGCAAAGACTTTTAAAAAATGGTGAAACAAATTCTGAATTTATAGAAGAAATTGTTGGTGTAGATGGACAAGAAGGAAATTTTTCTGAAAAATACATCAAAGAAATGAATGAAAAGGGATTTAATGTATATTTCTTTCCAAATTATCCTAGTAAAATGCCAAATAATGAAAAATATGCACATGGAAGACATATAGATGTATTTAAATTTGTATTTGTTGATATGGATTTAAAAGATGGTATTTATCCAACAAAAGAAGCTTTTTATGAAGAAATTAAAAAATTTAAAATTAAACCATACATGGTCATTGATTCGGGAAATGGTGTTCATGTATATTGGTTAATTTCTGATTTGAAAAAAGAAATGTTTCCAATTGTTCAAAAATTATTGATTCAAAAATTTGATACAGATAAATCAATTTGGACACTCAAGCAAGTAATGCGATATCCAGGATCATTTAACACTAAAAAATATAAAGATTATAAAGAAACAAAAATTATTGATTCAGTTCCAAATACAGATGAAGCATATAGCATTAATCAACTTTTAGCTAATCTTCCTCCAATAACAGAAAAAATTGAAAAGAAAGCACATAATCATATTGCTAAAATGGATGGAAAAATTATTGAAGTAATTCATGAAGTTGATTTTGATAAACTTCCTGAAAAATTTGTAAAAGACTATTATAAAAATGGAAAAGTTAAGCAATTGTTCGATGATCCTAAATCATATAAAGGAGACCGTTCTAGTGCTGATATGAAATTGTGTAATGTTCTTTTTAATCTTAATTATACAAAAGAAGAAGCATTAATGGTGATAATTAATACTGAAAAAGCATCAGAACGTGATTCTAATTCTAGAATGTCATATGCCAATGCTATTTTAGATAAAGTTTATAAAGATCGATCTAAATATTATGTTCCTCCCATTAATGAATTAACTAATAAATATAAAATTTTAGGAATTCCAGTAAATGGCCCTGAATTTATGGATTGCCAAGAATATCTTTGGGAAACTGGACAAGTTTTAGGTCTTGTAATGGGAACTGGAATAGGAAAAACAACTTTAACTCTTTTTATGTTTAAAGAAATTCTTAAAAATAATCCAACAAAAAGAGCTATTTATTTTTCTCTTGAAATGCCTAAATCGGCAATTATTCGTAGATGGAAAACTTTAACTAAAAATGAACCAGAATTATCTTCGCGGTTTCATGTTGTAGATACTTCTACAGAAGATAATGATGTTAGATCAATTGGTTTACAAGAAATCGTTTGGATTACAAAAGATATTGAGAGAGCTACTGGAGATAAAGTTATTACGATTGCAATTGATTATATGGCTGAATTAAGTACAACTATAAATCTTCGAAAAAAGCCCACATTTAATGTAGAAGGTTCAAAAATAGAAGATGGAAATAAAAAATCATATATCAAAAATTTAACATATGAAACACTTGTTTTAAAAGTAAAAGAAATTGCAAAAATTACCAATACTTTTATAATAATACAATCTCAAACAACTGCTGCAAAAGATGGAGAAGGTGATCAACCATTAGGTAAACATTCTGCATATGGAACTGCAAAATTTGCAAATATGGTTCATTTAATGATGACAGCTTGGCAACCTCTTATAAGTGTTTATGATGAAACAGATTTACGTGTAACTACTTGGCAATATTGTAAAGTTCGTGAAATAGGTGAAAAAGATATTATTTCAGTAGGTGTTCCTAATCAATTAGCTTTTGATCGAAAAACTGGTAATTACAGACCTTTAAAGAAAGAAGAAGGCAGAGAGTTTGATGTAATGCTTAATTTGGTTTATGATAAAAAAGATGAATCAAATGGTAAACCTAAAGGACCGAATTATAAAAATTCTCCAACCAAAGAAGTTCTTATGGCGATGAAAAAAGATTTTAATAAAAGACGAAATAATATTAGTGACATTAGTAAAAGATAGAATTATTATTAATTATGCATGATAAATTACTTTATGGTAAAAATGATACACAAAAAATTGTTTCAATAGAAGTTGGTGATTCAAATATTGAAATTTTTACTGAAAATAAAAATGGTGAAGTTAAATCTTTTATAAAACCTTTTAAACACTGGTTTTTATCTAGTGTAAAACTTTCTAAAAATTGTACAAAATTAAAAGGAAATCTTCATTATTCTTTTTTACATGAATATGAAACACTAGAAGAATATGAGTATGCATCTAAATTAGTTTGGTATAAGAAAAAAGATTCAAATCAAATATATAATGTTAAAGAACGAGCAATGCTTCGAAGTGGAATGACTTACTTCAAAGGAATGAAACATAATGAAATTTCAGTTTTATCTTTTGATATTGAAACAACTGGTTTAAAACACAATAAAGATTCATTTCTTATAATTATTTCAAATACCCTTAAAAAGGGTGAAAAAACGATTAAAAAGATGTTTTGTTATGATGAATATGAATCTCAAGGAGAAATGATTAAGGATTGGTGTAAATGGGTCAGGGAAGTTAATCCATCTGTTATTTGTGGGCACAATATTTTTTGTTATGATATTCCTTATTTAAAATATATAGCAGATAGGGCTGGGGTTACTTTGGATCTTGGTAGAGATGGTTCTACTATGTATTATTCCAAAAAAGGAAGAAAATTTCGAAAAGATTCATCTATGTTAATAGAGTATCTTCCTGCTTTTATTTATGGAAGAGAAATAATTGACACATTATTTCTTTCTTATAAATATGATGTTTCAAATCGTAAATATATAAATTATCGTCTTAAAAATATTATTTCTCAAGAAGGATTGGAAAAGCCTGATAGACAATTCTATGATGCAAGTAAAATAAGATTTAATTATAAAGATCCAATAGAATTGTCTAAAATCAAAAAATATGCATATGATGATGCAGATGATTCATTGGCATTATATAAATTAATGTCACCACCTTTCTTTTATTTAACACAAAGTATTCCGAAACCTTTTCAAGAAATAGTTTGTTCTGCTTCAGGTTCTCAAGTAAATTCAGTTATGATGCGAGCTTATTTACAAGAAGATTGGTCGATTCCTAAAAAATCAGAAAAAACTCAATATCAAGGTGCAATTTCTTTAGGTATGCCTGGAATTTATAGAAATGTTTTTAAAGTTGATGTTGCTTCACTTTATCCTTCTATTATGATCTGGGGAGAAGTTTATGATGAAAATAAAGATCCAAATGCTTACTTTTTAAAAATAGTAAAAGCATTTACTAAAATGCGTTTAGAACATAAAAAATTAGGAAAAACTAATCAATATTATAAAGATATGTCAGCAGCTGAAAAGATTTTCATTAATTCTTGTTATGGTTTTTTAGGTTCAGGTACTTCAAATTTTAATTGTCCTGCTGGCGCAGCTTATATTACTGAATTAGGCAGAGATGTATTTGTAAAAGCAGTTAAATGGGCAACAGATGGAACTTTGAAAAGTGTTAAAAATGTTAAAAAAGGAGAATCAAAATTTAAAATTTATAATACTAATCCAAATAAATTTACACTTGTAAATGGTGACACTGATTCAATTTCATTTTGTAAACCTGATTTTTCAGAAATTATTAGTGAAGAAAGAAAAGAACTTCTTGAAGATTTGAATTCACTTTATCCTGAACAAATTAATTGGGAAGATGACGGTTATTATTCAACATGTATTGTAGTTAAAGCTAAAAATTATGTTATGCATGATAAAAATGAAAAAAATCCTACAAAACAATTGAAGTATAAAGGTTCAGCTATTAAAGCGACTACAAAAGAAAAAGCATTACAACAATTTATAAAAGATATAATTGATGCTATTTTAAATAAAACTAATAATTATAAAGAAATTTATGAATCATATGTTAAAGAAATTATTGACATGCCCGATATAAATCGTTGGGCTTCAAAAAAGACAATTACTGAAAAAGTTTTAAATCCTAAACAAACTGCTCAAGAAAAAATATTTGAAGCAATTCAAGGAAAAGATTATTCAGAAGGCGATAAATTTTATTTCTTTTTTAAATCAGATAATTCTTTATGTTTAGTGGAAGATTATGATGGTGATTACAATGTAGTTAAGCTTTTAAAGAAACTATATGATACAGCTATAGTATTCAAATCAATTTTACCAATTGAAAAATTATTTATTAAATATTATATTAAGAAAAATCAGCAGTTACTTCAAAATTTATTGACATCAGACATTGATAATGATATTATCACAGTAGGAGTGGTAAAATGACAATATTCATTGGATTAACTGGTGTAAAAACAGCAGGAAAAACGACAGCTTTTAATTTTCTAAAAGAATATGATCCTAATATCATTGAAATTACTTTAGCTGCTCGTCTTAAAAATGCTTGTCGAGATTGTTTAGGAATTCCTAATAAATATCTTTATATGCCCGAATTAAAAGAAAAAGATCTTCCTACTTTTATTCATTTGACGTCTGAAAATATTATAAAAGTTATTGAATATTTTGGAGTAACACCTGATTATGAAAAAAATGTAAGACCTCATATTGGACAAGTTTTTCAAACAGCTCGTCGAGCTGCACAATATATTGGAACTGAAATGATGCGATCAATTGATGATAATATTCATTGTAGAGGAGCTGTTTTAGATCTTCCATCAGAAGGAATTTTTGTTATTACTGATATACGTTTTATTAGTGAATTTGAATATTTTAAAAAGAATTTTGATGATTCTTTTTTTCCGGTTTATATAAAAAATAATGCAGCTGAAACAAGTTTAGATAATCATTCTTCAGAAAAAGAAGTATTGAAAATAGCACCTAAATGTCGAACAATTGATAATAATGGAACATTAAAGAATCTTAAAAAACAAATTTTAAAATTTTATAATGAAATCACAATCCCTAATTTTAGAATTGGAGAAGTAAAATGAATTTTCCCTGGATCAAACACCCTAGAAGTAAACAACCCGATACAATGTTAACTTTTTCTACTTGGGCAGTATTAACTGCTCTTTTTAAATTTTTAATGAATGGAACAATTTTAATAATTGGAAGCTGGAGCTATAATTTTGGTGTAATTGATTCTATGCTCATGGCGGCAATTTTAACACCGACACTTGGTGCATATGTTGCAAGAAAATGGAAAGATAGTCCAGATGCAACAAAGGAAAGTAAAAATGCTAGTAAATCTCTTAAAAAATAAATATATAATTGCACTATTACTTATAGTAGTCGCTTATGCTGTGGGTTATTATTATTCTCCAGATAAAGTCAAAATTCAATATAAAGAAAAAATTGTTTATAAAACTAAAACAATGAAAGAAGAAAATAAAAAAATTACTGAAAAATATGATTCAAAAACTGGAAAAATAATTGAAAAAACGACTGAAACTGGAACAAAAGAAACAGCAATAAATACTATTCAACAAAATAAAGACAAAACTATTACAAAAGAAAAAACTCAAAAAAATTATGCGCTTAAATTGGGTGAAAGATTTTCTATAAGTTATAAAGATTTAAAAATCAAACCAGATACAACTGTAATCGGTGGAGAAATTAGAATTCCTAAAATAGCATTTACTCCAAGTTGGATTGGTGTTGATATTGATTCAAATGCAGATGCTGGTCTTTATCTTCGTTGGGAATTCTAGTATAGGAGATACTATGAAAATTGATTTGAATGTCATTAGAAAAGAAATTAAAAAAGATCTTGAAAATATTTCTAAGACACCAAAAAAAGCATCTGAAGCTGAAGATTTATCAAATGGTTTTCTCTTAGCTAAATCTTATTTAGCCGATTGTTTGGAAGTCATAGAAAAACAATCTGGTTCATTAAAAGCAGTTGAAAAAGCAACTTTTTCTCAAGCTGTTTTAAATGTACCAAAGGGTGAAAAAGGAAAAGAATTGCCAGTTTCAGCAAAAGAACATATAGCTAATGTTGATAAAGAATATTTAAAAGTTCACGATGAAAGAATTGCAACAGAAGCTGCATTTCGTTGGATCTCAACGCATATTGAAATATTTTCAGATGCAGTAGTGACATTTAGAAAGAAAGGCGAAAGGTTATCTAAATGAATTCATTAAAAGATACTATAAATAAATTGCGAGAAGGAATTAATAAAGATCTTGGAAAAAAAGTAGCACTAGATTTAACTGTCGATAAAATTAAACAAGTCGATCAATGGATTCCTATGCCTGAATGGTTTAAAGCGTTGATAGGCGAAGGCGAAGGAATCCCATGCGGCCATATTACACAAGTTATTGGTGAAACTGATACTGGAAAAACTTCATTAATTATTCAAATGATGATTGCAACACAAAAAGCAGGCGGTATTGTTTTTATGATTGATTCAGAACATAAATTTCCTTGGAAACGTTTTATTCGTTTTGGTGGAAATTTAGATGCAGTAGTTCCAATGATTGTTAATAGTTTAGAAGAAGCGTGGACCGCATTTGATGCAATGATTGAACAAGTAAAGAATATTCGTAAATTAGAACCAGATTTACTTATAATGATGGTTTGGGATAGTATAGCTGCAAGTATTCCAGATGCTATTCTTGAAGGCGAAGCGGGACAATCTCATGTTGCTGTACAAGCAAAACAAAATAATCAAGAAGTATTAAAATTTAGGCAATCAATTAGACGTAATAATATTGCTGCTGTATTGATTAATCATAGTTATTTTCAAATGGGTGGTTACGGAGTACCTAAAGAAATCATTAAAGGTGGAAAAGAATTAGGGCTTCAAAGTACATTTATTATTAAATGTCAGAAAATGGGCTGGATTACTCGAACTAAAAACAAAGTTCAACAAATTATTGGTGTTAAAACAAAACTTCGACCATTTAAAGGTCATTTATCTGATTTTAAATGTATTGTTGAACTTTTCATGTGTGGTGATACTGTAGATTATTTATCAAATACAAATGCATTAAATGATGCGAAATCAAGATTCGATGAAGTGATGGGTAATGTAAAAGTTGATACTATTGATGAAAAAGAATCTAAAAAGACTCGTAAGAAAAAGGCAACTATAAGTGAGTAATGAACTTACTATAATTGGCGATCCTCATGTTAAGATTTCAAATCTCGATAAAATAGAAACTTTATTTGATATTATTGAAAATCTTGGTAATACAACAGTTATTTTAGGAGATCTTCTTGATACCAAAGAAGTTGTTCATTCTTCTTGTTTAAATTTAATTTATAGACGATTAAATGAATCTAAATTAATGTTTTATATACTTGTGGGTAATCATGATTGGCACAATCTTGAATGTAAAGATCATTCATTACTACCTTTAGAAGCATTAAAAAACGTTCATATTGTGCAAGCGCCTGTAATTACATCTTATGGGCTTATGGTTCCATATATTCATAATCATAATGAATTTAAACGAATCATGAAGAAAAATAAAGGAAGAGCTAAATTAGCTTTTGTTCATCAAGGATTTTCCGGTTTTGATTATGGTAATGGATTTATTGCTGAGTATGAATCTGAACTATCATATATTAAAGGATATGATCTTGTGATTTCAGGACATTTTCATAAATATCAAAAGAGAAGTAATCTTGTTTATTTAGGAACACCATTTTCGCACACTTTTGGAGAATCAAATCAAATTAAATATATTGGTGTATTAAACACTGAGACTTTGAAATTGAAGAAATATAGAACACCATTTTCTAATCATGTAACAATTGAAATTGATTGTGATAAAAAAAGCAATTTTGTTGAAGATAAAGAAAATTATGTTAGATTTATTTTAACTGGTAATCAAGAATCAATCGATCATTTTGATCGAACTAATCATGGATCTAATACAAAATTTATAGAAAAGCCATCTTCATTTCTCAATGATTTAGTAGTTGACGAAAGTGAGTCAAATGAAGTAAAATTCAAGAAGTGGGCAGATGCACAAGGTCTTGAAAAGGAAACAATAAATCTTGGTTTAGAAATTATGAAGATTTAGAAATACTATGTTTAAAAGCATCAAAGCAACAAATTTTCTTTCTTGGTCTGATCTTCAGATTGATTTTGAATCTGGTGTTACTCTTATTGAGGGATGGAATTATGATGACCAAAATCCAGAAGGATCTGGTAAATCTGCAATTCCTAATGCTTTAGTTTGGGCTATTTATGGAAAACTACCTAAAGATGCAAATATCAATGATGTAATTAAAGAAGGCGAAAAGTCATGTAATGTTCGAGTTCAATTACAGAATGGCGCATGTATTGATCGTAGTAGAAAACCTAATGATTTATACATTAGATATACAAATGCTAATAGGGATGATACTATCCGAGGTAAAGATGCTCGTGAAACTCAACAAATGATTGAAGAATTAATTGGTTTTAGTTTTGAAACTTTTTGTCAGACTATCTATTTTGCTCAAAATTATCCTAAAAAATTCATAACTGCTACAGAAGAAGAGAAAGCAAAGATTTTATCTGAATTACAAGAACTTGAAGTTTTTGATAAAGCTAAAAAAATAGCACATGAGAAATTGAAAGAAACAAGTACTATATTAAATGAATTATCAATTGAATTAAAATTTCTTGAAGCTGAGCGAGTTAATAATTTTGAATTAATATCTAATATGAAAGAGCTGAAAGAACAAAATATACAAAATTTTAAAATTAAAAAACAAGTTATTGATAAAAATATAAGTAAATTTGAAAATCAAATTAAACAAATTAGTAAAGAAATTATTGTTTTAGAAAAATCAATGAATGCCAAATATAATAAAGATTCTATTAAAAAAGAACTTGAAAGTTTTATTAAAGAACGTGTTGAATTAAAATTGAAAATCGATCACATAGAAAAGGAACAACGAAATAAACGAAAGTTAACTTTAAATCTTGAAAATATTAATAAAAAATTAACTAAATTGGATCGAGAAATTTCTTCTATAGAAAAAGTTAAATCGCCTATATGCCCCACATGTGGTGGTTCATTCGAAAATAAAAATAAGTTAAAAGAATATTTAAAAGCAATTGAAAAAGAATTTCAAGAATTTAAAAATGAGGGCAATGATATTACTGAACAATTAAAAGAATTTAAAAATATAAATAAATCTAAACTTGAAAAAATTCTTGATAATTTATGTACTGAAGAAGCTGAATTACGATCTTCATTAAAAAAGATAGAAAAGAAAGAATTATCAATTCAGTCTCTAAAAAATGATTTACAAAAATTAGAAGGCCGCTTAGAAGCAACATTAGATGAATATGAAGATTTAGAAATTCCTGACAATAGTTCTTTAGACAATAAGATAATTACAAAGAAAATTAAAGTTGAAAAAATTGAGAATAAAATCAAAAAATATTTAAAAGAAATTAATGAATTAAAAGATTATTCTTCTCGTTTATCTGTTCTTAAAGATTCATTTAAAGCTGTAAAATCTTATGTATTTCAAACAATTCTTCATGATCTTACTCTTCGATCTAATAAATATCTTTCAAATTTATTTAATCAAGAAGTAAAAATAAAATTTTTAAATACTGGGACCAATGGTGAAGTGTCAAAAATTATAGTATTAGTAACAATTGATGGAAATGAACGTCCTTTAGGGCTTTATTCAGGAGGACAGTCAAGACGAATACAATTAGCAGTAGATTTGGCATTATCTGATATACTTTCATCAAGAGCATATAAACCAGTTAATTTTAGAATACTTGATGAAATTTTTAAAGATTTATCAGAAGATTCAATGGAAAATATTCTTTCTTTGCTTGAGGGTCTTCAAGGAACGACATTATTAATTGAACACAATAGTTTATTTAAAAATATTGTAAACAACTCAGTTCGAATTGAACTTCGAAATGGAACTAGTAAAATGGTAGAATCAAATTATGGCACTCAGACATTGGAAATGCCGAAAATGCAAAACGGAATTTAGATCATTTAAAGATACTCCATTACATTGTGGTGTATCTTCTGAGCTTGTTTTAAAAACTCCAAATGCAAAAATTCTTGAACCTGTTAATAAATATAAAGGAAAATCGAATTTAAAAGATCAACAAAAGATTCTTAAGAAACGTTCTAGAGAACATGCTAGAGATTTTGAAATTAATGACTATATAGCAACTTCAAGCAAAGAGCAGGTTATTAAAAATAAGTGGATTAATCCCGATGGCCAAAAAAGACGAAAAATTGACGATATTTAAAAAGAAACTGAAACAAGAGATTCTTATTTCTTTTGATTTATCAACTTCTTGCTCAGGTTGGGCGATATTTGATATTGATACTAAAGAATTATTAGATTCTGGTTTCGTAAAAGGCTCAGAGAAGGGTTTATCCAAGTTAACCTACCCAAGACGTCAACTTGCTAAAATGGAGGCCATGGCGGGCATTTTAAGCGCTTTAATAGACCAAATTGACCCAGATTTCATAGTCATTGAGGAAATAAACTCAGGAGTGAGTCGCTTAGGTCAAAAAACATTAGATGGACTTCATTGGATTTTTCTTCAAAAATTTAAAGATCATAGAGCTAAGATAATTTATAAAGATTCCGATGGTTTATCTGGTTGGCGAAAAGACTTGGATTTAAACCTTTCAAAAGATGATAAATTAAAAAACAAACAAATTCGAGACTTTAACAGCAAAGTCAGTAAAAAGGATCAAAAACCCATAATTCATAAGAAACATGTCGCAGTTCGGTTTGTTAATAAAACATTCAATAAAACCCATAGTTTAGACTTCAAATACGAGAATTCGCCCACATATGTTGATGTTTGTGATGCAATTTGTTGTGGTTTTTCCGTAGTTCAACAACTTAAATTATGATTATAAAAGCGTGTATTGACTCTAAAGATGTAAAGTGATAAAGTATAGTTATGAAGTCAAGTAAAAACAATGAACAAGAAGTTTTTGTTGCTCAGGGTATTGAATGGCTTTTAAAAGCTGGAATAATTGAACACCCCGATGTTCAAGAAGTTTTGATGTTAAATATTTTGATGATTGATGACAAAGTAAATGATGTTGAATTTATATGTGATTCTCAAAATTTTAGAATATTAGTTTTTATTGAATTATTTTATGAAAATAATTTCTTTCGAAAATTAATGAAAAAAATTAAAGTTTTATTGAAAAAAGAAATAGATTTATCACAAGAAGTAATAGGACAAATCGCTGTTAATAAGTTACATCAAGTTTTACCTAATTTTGATATTCGGGCCACTTTTAATCGAGCTATTTATGATAAATCATTAAAAATTGCTGAAAAAATAATTGGTTCTAAAAAAGAACTTTATATTGAAAATAGGAACATTTAATGTTTTTGTTATATTTACATCTTTTATTATTTAATATTAATCCAATTCATATTGGACAAACTTATTATGTATTGAAACAACTTCAACCTGATTTAAAAGTTTGTCAAGCAATTGAATTAGCAACTTCAATAGAATCTTTATGTAAAAAATATAATCTTCCTGAAGATGAATTTTTATCAATTTTATTTCAAGAATCTTCTTTAAAAACCGACCCAAAAAGTTGTTTAAAAAGACCCCAAAACTGTACTCATGATTTTGGAATAGGACAAGTGAACTATATTATTTGGGGTAAAAAGATAAATTTAGAACCAATAAAAGCACTTAAAAATATATCTTACTCTGTAGAAATAAGTGCAAAAATCATAAATCATTATAAGAAAAAATATTCACAGAAAGACAAGGATTGGATTTATAGATATCACTCTAAAACACCTTCTTTAAAAAAGGCATATAAAGAACGAATAGAAGCCATACATGCTAAAATTAAGAAATATAAAAGAGGATATTTAGATGGAAGACGAACTAAAAACAAAGTTATTGGAACACACTTCAATTATTGCCAAAAACAAGAAGAGATATCCTCTAGGTTGCCTTAAAACTTTATTTATTACATCTGAACAAACATTAGATGAATTTTGTGAAAATTATAAAATTTCAGCTTCTCATTTACTCAAATATTATAAAGAACAAAATTGGGAAAACTTAAGAGAAAAGAGTAGAGAAGATGCTGGCACAGTTGCACAAGAACTTGTTTTAGAACATGTAAAAGATGCATTTAACTTAGAAATGCAAATTAATGCTTTAATGACTTTACAAGTTCGCAATCATGTCGATTATTTAATTAGATATTATAATGAGTATGGTGATTTATTTTCTAGAAATAGTGTAGGTGAAATAATTATGGATGGATTTGGAAATCCAATACCTTTAAGAATACCAAATACACCTAAAGATATAATGTCTAGAAAAAATAATATGGAACTTTTATTAACTCTAGGACAATTAACACAACAAAATCAAACAACTGCAATTAATATTAATTCTGAAAAAGAAAAGAAAAAATTATCCTCAGAATACATGCATTTTTTAAAAAGTAATGATGATAATGAAACGAATTGAACAACTTAATAATTTAGAATTTGCTCAAGTTTTTAAAGATCTTAGAGAAAAGATTATCGAAGATCCTGTAAAAAACTTCGTAGAAGCAAGCGGATTCATTAATTTTAAACCAACGCCAGCTCAAAGAGTCGCATTGAAAATTATATTTGGTCAAGAATTAGATCCATTAAATCCTCATATTATTAATTTTGAATATATAGACAAAGAAGGCGCATTTCGTCTTAATCAAGTTGAATTGACTGAAGTCGAAATTTATGAGTATATGACTGGAAAACAATATGTTGTAGCCCCCACTGTAATGAGAGAAACGATATCTGATGTAGATTTAATAATTGGTCGTCGAGGAGGGAAATCAACAATTGCTGCCATATTAGCAACATTTGGTGCATTAAAAGAAAATTGGAAACCTTATTTAAATAAAACTAGATATGCAACAGTATTGATTCTGTCTCATGGTAAAGAATTTTCACAAGAAATTTTAGAAATTATACGTGGTTTAGTAATGGATTCTCCTATTTTAAATCGATTAATTGATAAGAAAAAGAAAAATACACAAACTACATTTAATATGAAAATTCCTTTTTTAAAAGAAAAAAATGGCAAATTATTAATAGAAGATTCTAGAGTTCAAATTAAAGTTGGCGCAGCAAGTAAAAGAACAACACGGGGTGCAGCTATTTGTTTTTCACTTAATGATGAAATTGCATATTGGGGAACCGATGATAAATATGCTGAAACCGATGAAGACATTATTCGAGCTATCCGACCTTCATTGGGCCAATTTAAAGGTAAAGGAATGATGATTAAACTTTCATCTCCAGGCACCAAACAAGGTGTTTTATATGACGAATATCAAAATAAAGAAGATTTACCAGGAACATTTATTATTTTTAAAGCCCCTTCATGGGTATGGAATGATATTCTAGATGATAAGTTTTTAGGTATTGAATATAAATTAGATCCAAATGGGTTTCAAACAGAATATCGCGCAGAATTTGTGGATTCATTATCAGATTTTATAATGTCTGATATGGTCGATCTTTGTGTTATTAAAAATGCTGCTTTATCTCCTCCTGAAGATAAGAAAACTGAAGTTGCATATGTAGCAGCAATTGATGCAGCTTTTAAAGGAGACCGTTTTTCTTTCAGTATTATGGGGTATGTAAATGGAAGATTTAAGCAATATGTATTAAAAGCATGGGAAGGCAGTCGAATAAAACCGGTTAAAGCATTTGAAATAGCTGAATTTATTAGAAATATTTGTAAAGAATATGGACTTTTTAAAATTCATGCCGATCAATATGCATTTCAACCATTAAAAGAAATTTTTGAACAATATAATTTGACTTTGTTAGAAACTCCTTTCACCAATACTTTTAAAAAGCAAATTTATTATAATTTAAAAACTATGATTCATAATCAAAAAGTTGATTTATTGGATCATAAGCAAAATATTAAAGAAATTAAGCAATTACAAGTTGAACAGAGTTCAACAGGAACTGTAAGAATTGGCCATCCTAATGGAGGACATGACGATTGCGCAGATGTAACTGCAATTTGTACATATTTACTAGCGCATGATCTTCATAAAGCCGGCATTGATATGGGTGAAATCGCCGGTACTGATTATGAAATTGGATTCGATAAACACGGAAAAACAATCAATCAAGCGCCTTCTGCTGAAATGTTAAGTCGAATGTATAAATCTGAAATTTTTGACAATAGCTATTTATATATGAAAGATCCAAAAACTGGTCAATATGTCAAAAAAATTGAAAATGAAGAAGAAGAAGAAAATTCTGAAAGAGAAATGGGCGGTGACTTCATTTTTGCGTAATTTGTCTTTTAGTCCTATTTTTTTAGGTTGGTTGAAATACGAATAAGATCTTGGATGCTATCAGGATTGTTCATGCGAATAGTCTTTTCTTAATTTCTTTACGGGCCATAGTTTTTTCTCGTGCTCGGCCTACCCGTAGAGCGTCGACCATCGCCAAAAGTTCATAGAGCTTGGGATCCTCTTTGGCGGCTTCTGGTGCAGAAGAATAGATGGGCTGAATCGTCTGGCCTGTCACTTTTCCGTCAGCGTCGGGCCATACGTATTTGTCGTTATTACCAGAGATAATTTTTTTATCGAGAGGAGGTGCTGAATGAGAGGTTGGTATTCCTCGATCAACTGGTCCTGGCTTTGCAGGAAAAACAAAGGGGAGTCCATAGATGAGAAAGTCGGTAAAATTTAGTTTCATCACTTTATTGGATTCGGGAATTAAAAGCCTTGCTTCAGCTGCTCGCTTAAGCCCGGCGCTTATTTCCGACTGGCTCATATGAAGCTGTCTGGAGAGTTGAAGTTGGTTTAACTTGTGAACATCCCGCGAGCTCGCCAGCTTCAATAGAAGTAGAACATCTTGAGGTTTAATGCCGGAGCGACTTTGCATGAATTGAGTATAGCACAATATTTCATATTTCATATCGCAATATGAAATATATATATAAAATCAGCTAGTTAGTATGTGGCCATTGATGGGAGAGGCGTAGGGCACAGTTGTAATTTGCGGACATTTGGAGGTTTGACAATTAACGAC